GGTTCTTCTTGATAGAGAACTTCACACGTTGATAGCCTTCGTGGTTTTCTTCTGTCTCTTCTTTGCTTAAGAATCCAACGACATTTGAATCTTGCTCGATTGAGCCTGACTCTCTTAAATCACTCAAGATTGGTGATTTGTCCTGGCGCTGTTCAACTCCACGAGATAACTGCGATAAGATAACGATAGGTACTTGATGTTCGTTAGCAAGGTTCTTCAATTCCCTTGTAATCTGCTCGATTTGTAACCTTCTATCACGATTGTTGTTAACCTTGATTAAACCGACATAATCGATGACTGCTAAATATTTACCTGGTGCTTGACCTGCAGCACGTTCTTTAATAATTCCAAGAATGTGATTGAGTTCAGATACCGTGTCATATACTTTCAAGTCTTTCTGCTTGAAATACTCAATAGTCGCTCTCACTAGCTCTTTATCTCCAGGCTTTAGCATTTTATTCATTTTTCGCAGGTAGTACGTGTTTAACGTAGTCATTTTTGAAACGAATCGTGAGAACACTTCTTTTTTGCTCATCTCAAGACTAAACAGGTCTACTCTTAAACCTTCGTTTCTCTGTAGCGCTCTATCGATTAGGTTGATTGTCCAGGCACTCTTTCCTACTGAAGGCCTAGCTCCAACCGTCACTAACATTCCGGGACCGATGCCTCCGCCTAAAGCCGCGTCTAATCCACTAAATGTCTTTATCCCGTCTTCGATATCGTGTTCAAGTTCATACTCGAATTGTTCAAACGTTTCTGATAAGTCTCCGACGTTTCGTTTTCTTGATAGCTTAGAAATCGCATTTAACAATTCAAGCATTTCTGCTTCTAGTTGCTTAGTTGGAAATGCTGTGTGTTCAGCTTTAACCTTTTCGAGTTTGGCTCTCAAGTATTCACGATGTAGCTGATTAGCAAGATAATCTAATCCGGATGTTGTCGCGCTTTCTTGCTGCAAGGCCATTAGATACTCATATCCAATCGAATTACCTTTTAATTCGGATCTGACTTTAGCGAATAACTCCATCAATCCATCTAAGCGACTACCGTAATTATTTAATATTTCAAAGATCGTTTTAAAATTCGTATCTGTGAACCATTCAGCTTGCAGATACGTTGATTGAGCTTTATCGAAATCTTGTAGGATTGCAGATATGATTGATTTTTCTAACTCGTAATTGTTCATTGCCAACCCTGCCAATTCTGTCCGTATAAGTCTCTCATCTTGTCTTCAACAGATTGTCCAGACGATACATTTCTATTCACTCTAGCTGGTGCCTCGTTTAAGTAGTCCTCGAACTTCTCGCTAAATAGTGTTCGTGGTCTGAGATACTGATTCATCTTCTCATTGTTTAACCACTGTTTACACTTGATGTCGATAACTCTTTCAAAGTCCTCTACAGTAAATCCGTTATCTAGTAGCTTGTGGATTAGCTGTGCTGTCTTTTTAGTCTTAACAGAGTACTTCTTACCTGTTCGCTTATTTAGATAATCAATGATGTGTTTAGTCTCCTCAGTCCATACAACCTTGAGCGGTTTCTCCTCGGTGACATTATTCTCTGTAGTAGTCTCTGTGTATTCTCTGGTATAGGTCTGTTCATTTTGAACACATCCATCTGTTCTATTTGAACACATCGTCTGTTCATTTTGAACACATCGTCTGTTCACTCGTTGATAGTCGATTGTATACCATTTTGTTTTGTCAAATTTTTTTTTATTAAAATTGCCTATTTTTATGATTTTTTGTTTTTCTAAACTGCCTAGAGTTCGTCTGATTGTCATTGCTGACCAAAAAGGGAACTCTGTTTGCCACTCTTCAAGCGTCTTATAAAACCACTTAACTCCTGTAAATTCATTAGCACTCTTAAGTAACCAATAATGCATTTGTTGGAGCATAATCGCCTCATTTAAGCCGATTTCTTTAGCAAGCGATGGCAGCACTTGTAAAGGTGGTTCGTTAATTAATAACCGACTCATTGAATATCCCCTTCCAACGTGTTATAATAACTTTAGTTAATATTTGTATGACGGCTTTTATAAGTCGTCTTTTTTTAATACTCTTTTTTTCAATTCTTCAATTAATTCGTTTGTACTGTATTCTTCTAATGGATTAGTATCTGGTAGATTAGTAGCTAATAATTCTGTTACTGACATTCCCACTGAATTTGCAATTTTTTTAAGATTATTTGTATTTGGAAAATTTTTTCCAATTTCCCAATTTGAAACGACTTGTTTCTTTGCATTGAATAGGTTACCAAACTGTTCTAAAGTCATGCTTCTTTCAAGTCGAATGTGTTTTATTTTTTCTCCAACTTTCAAATAATCTGAGATTTCAGTTACTTGTGAACCATTTAATTCTTCTATTTTTTTTAGTGTTTTAATGTTAGGTAAGGATTTCCCCTTTTCCCATCTAACAATTGCTTGTTGGTTGGTACCTAACAAATTCCCAAATTGTTTTTGAGTTAATTTTTTGTTTTTCCTTATTTCCCATATTTTTTCTCCAATAATCATTTTAAAGTCCAATTTAAATTCCCCCTTCCAACGTATTAAAATTACTTTATACGTTTAAAAGCTCTCTTGCAGTATCGTATGCAGCCTCTAAGGTTGAATGAATACTGCTGCTTTTGTAATTTCCAAGAAATACAACCAAACGATACTTTCCATCGATGAATCTTATTTCCCCTCTTAGCTCACTTCCAACCATTACATCGTATTCATTTGGTTCGAACATATTCATTTCAAAACTAATCATCGAAAACCACACCTTGACGGATGGCATCGACTTTATCTGCGTGTTGGTTAACAGCTCCAACTAATAAATGGATCCATGCAATCGCTCCTAGAATTACTAGTGTTGTGTATCCTAAGAACTTGCAGTATTTCTTGAGATAATTTCTGTTAAAATCTTTTTTCTTTAGCTTTCTAGCTTTTGAAATTTCAACTCTTGTCATGCTGTCCTCCTTAAATCTTGTATTTAGCCATGAACTCATCTAAATCCCTGGCATCGTATCGAATTGTTGCGCTTCCGCTTGGTCTCTTAATTACAATTTGTTTCAATCCCATCGATACACACTCATCGAAATCTCTATCGTCGATTCCTCCGATATAGGCTTTTGCCTGTTTCTTGTTTAAGTATCTTTGCTGATTGTTATTTGTTGGTAATCGTTCCATCGCATTAGCTACGATTTCAACAACCTTTGAATTGAGAGTTGCTTCGAAATCAGTACTTAATAAATTCAAGCTGTATGCTCCTTTCACTCATTTTCATATTGTTGTAACCCTCTTTCAGTTCTATAATCAGAATTAGGGAAAGGGGGGTTAATATGAAATTGGAATTAGCTGAAAAATTAACAGTTATATATGTTGAGAAAAATATGGATTCTGTAAAAACTCCAGAAGAGTTAGTTGATTTATACTGGAAAACTTTTGACAAAATTAAAAAATATAAATCCACTTCAGAATCTTCTAAAAAGACTCAACTTATAGACTATTAACAATCATTTAATTTTGCTCTGGCTTCTATTAATTTAGCTAGAGCATTTGTCATATCTTCCGTGCTGTCTACTTTATCCGTTAAAATCAATTTAGAGATATAAACGATAACAGTATCAACAGCTTCAAAAACATTCATTGGTGTATTAAAAATTTCATTTTCCATATATATCACCTTTCGTACTTAGGGGTAATTCTTACTCTAAAACCTTCTGCACTGTCAATATCCTCTGCCGTGATGACTGCAATGATTTTAGAGTCTTTTTCGTCTGTTTCTACAACTATTTTTGTAATGTCTGATAACGATTCGGGATTCATTTTTTCTTCTTTTTCCATCCTCTCACCTCCTAGTTTTTCTTTTTGTTTAACGCATTAAACTTTATTTCAAAAAAATTTTCTGAATTGGAGTATCTAATGCACGAGAAATTTTTACAATAGTTTCGATGGTTGTGTTCTCAACACGCTTTCCTGATTCTAACTCTGAAATAATACTTCTGCTAACTCCAGATTTTAAGGACAACTCTTCTTGAGACATATTCAACTCTTCTCGTCTTTGTTTTATATTGTAACTAACACTCATTTAATCCCTCCTCTCAGTTCATTCTAAGTTTAATACATTAAACTTAGAATGTCAAGTGTATTAAACAAAATATTTTTATATTAAGCAGTCTTTCAACTGCTTAAATAAATCCTATCTTTTCTCGTCTCTACTAATCCATAGAAATACTAGTAGGACAAACAAAAACGCACTTATACCCTGTAGCATAATTTCCACATTCATGATATACTAGCACTATTGAGGAGCTAAGCTCCTCGGTGCTAGACGGCTGAACAGCTTACTTAATTTCTCTTATGCTTGCGTGCTTTCTGAGAATTTTGAGGCTGTTCTTTTTGTTTGCAAACTTTTATCAAGCTTGCAAGACCCACTAGAAAAGTTCCTAGTGCCGTTAGAAGTTCGCTGACTTCTTTCATCACGTTCTCCTTTCTGTTTCGTTAAGGCTTAATCAACCTTACATATATAGTTTAATACATTAAACATGTTTTGTCAAGCAAATTAAACAAAATACTTTGTAAATTTGTTTAATTTATTATACAATCTATTTAAGAAAGAGGTGTTCTACATGAGATTAGAAGAGCGTGTTAAGCAACTAAGAATTAATAGAAATATGACAATGCAACAATTAGCAGATTTATCTAATTTAACTAAAGGATATATTTCAATGCTTGAAAAGGGCTTAAATCCTTCTACTAAAAAGCCGATTGTTCCTTCATTAGAAACAGTTCAAAATCTTGCCAATGCGTTTAATATGACTTTAGAAGAACTTTTAGAAGGTGTTGAAGGTAATGTGTCTCTCGCTCGAAATGATTCCATTATGACTATCTACACCCAACTCACATCCCAACGACAAGAACGCGTCTACAATTACGCGGAAGAACAACTCAACGAGCAGAATGGACAAATACAAGAAGATAATATAGTGCCTATCGTTTTTGGTCGTCAATCTGCAGCAGGCTCTATGATATACGTTGATGACGTGGATGCAGAAATGGGTGTATTACCATCCTCTATCGTTCCAAATGGTGCCAATGAATTGGTTCAAATTACAGGTGATTCAATGGAACCTATCATCAAGAAAGGTTCTGAAGTATATTTAAGATATCAACCGACTGTTGAAGATGGAGAGATTGCTATAGTTCGAGTTGAAGATGAAGGTGTTACATGTAAATACTTATTTAGAGACGGTGAAAACATTGTTTTAAAATCAGAAAATTCTAAGTATGATGATATCATTGTGGATGCAAATAAAGTTTCAGTTATCGGTAAAGTATTAATCTAAAAAAGGGAGTGTTATTGATGAAATTCGGGTTAAGAACACCTAGTTTAAAAAAGATGATTAAAGCTCGTACAACTTCAAAGTGGAAGAGACAAATTAAAAAGGCTGTTATTCCAGGATATGGAAAAAAGGGTATGGGGTTGTTTAGAAATCCTAAAAAATCGTTATATAACAAAGTGTATCGTAAAACTTCATTTGATATTTTTAAACTTTTAGGGTTGAAGTAGCCTTTAATTAGAATTAAAAACACCACACTATGAATCTTGGCGGATGCAGTGTGGTGAGTTCAAAATTTACCCTAATGTAGGGCTATTTGTTATGCCCTATTTTACCATATTAAGAAAGGACGGTAAAGATATGGCTAGGAAAAGAATCGATGATAGAATCAAGCCTTATAAGAAGAAAGACGGGCAAGTCTATTATCAATTTAAAATCTATTGTGGCACTAATCCTAAGACAGGTAAAAAGCAGTATACTACTAGACGCGGATTTGAATCGGTCTTAGCAGCAACTACTGCACTTCAACGGCTTGAAGTTGAGTTGATGGATACTGGATTAGTTGTTAAACAGAAGTTCACATACAGAGAGCTATACAACGAATGGTTAGTAACGTATCAGAAACGCGTAAGGCCTAGTACGTTCCAAGCTACTGTGACTTATTTCAAGAAACACATACTGCCTGCTTTTGGTGATTTCTACATTGATACAATTACAATACAAGATTGCCAGGCTCAAGTGAATCGATGGTATATGAACTATCCTAAGAGTACTCAGTCCTATAAGATATATGCTCAAATGATATTTAAGTATGCTCAGAAGTTGAATCTTATTGAAAAGAATCCTATGAGCTTAGTAGATTTGCCAAAGTCGGATGATTTTAAAGACGATAAGTTGAAATATTATGATCGTGACACTTTAATCCAATTTCTTGATTACATCGAGCCGTATAAAGAAGTGCATACGTTCTTTTATCTCCTCAGCTATACTGGTTTGAGGTGTGGAGAAGCATTTGCCCTCACTTGGAATGATATCGACTTTAGAAATCATTCTCTGAGCGTAAATAAGACGGTAGCACGCTCGTTTGAAGATAAATATATATCACAGACCAAGACAAAGAACGGAATGCGTACAATACGGATAAATGGAAGCCTGGAGCGATTGCTGAATGAATGGAAAGAATTATCCGGAAATGAAACGTATGTATTTCAAAACCGCAATAACTCGTTCTATTCGTCCAATACAGCCGTGTACTGGTTGAATCAGATACTAGAAGGCACTAACTTCCCTAGAATCACTCCTCACGGTTTCAGACACACTCACGCGTCATTATTAGCAGAAGCAGGAGCGGACTTAAAAGACATACAGGACAGATTAGGCCATGGAGATATACAGACAACTGCGAATATATATACCCACGTCACAAACAATAAAAAAGATAACACGATTGATAAATTTGATAGATTGATGTCGTTAGAAGGTCAAAAGGATAGTCAATCACTAAAAACGGAAAATAAAAAAACCACGAAACCGTTGATATAACAGGCTTCGTGGAAAAAAGGATTAGAAATATTTATTTGGGAGGATAAAAAAACTACCTGGTTATATTGCAAACGAAAAGTTCAGAAAACGTTGATATGACAACAATTTTATTTTTTCAAAATTAGAAAACTATGTATTATTTTAGACGGTTAGAAGGTCAAAAGGATAGTCAAAAATAAAAAAGCCTACTCAATCGAGTAGGCTTTAGTGTTATTTAGGTTTAACTGTAATCAATCCTTCTGGCTCTACAGTGAAGTCAGGCTTGTCTGCCATAGTTCCATCTTCACTGATATAGTACCATCCATCTTTTCCTTTTACGAATTGGTTTGACTCCATAAATCCGTTGTTAGTATTTAAATAGTACCACTTGTCGTAATATTTAACCCAACCAGTAACCATTTCGCCATCTTGTTTGAAATAGTACCATTCATTGTTGATTTTCTTCCATCCAGTAGCCATTGTTCCATCGTTGTCTAACCAATACCATACACCACCGCGTTTAATCCATTTATTAGTTAAACAATAGCCATCTTCATTAAAGAAGTACCATTTTTCATTAATTTTCTGCCACTTGTTAGTTGGATAGCTTCTGTCTGAATTTTGATACCACCAGCCTTTTGAATTGCTGTGCCAACCTTCCTTAATTTCTTCAAGCCCGTTCTCGATATCATGCTTGAATTGCTCGCGACTGATGCCCCACTTAGCTAAATATGGATATGGGTCCACATGATCACTAAAATTGTTTGGTTGATTGTTTGTACAATAATCGTGTGATTTAATACCTTCTAAAGCGTCTGAGTCTAATGTCTTAGGAAGTCCAGCCTCGTCTGCTAAATCGCGTAATAATTGGATATATAATCTGTAATCTTCCATAAACTCTTCTTTAGTCGAATGACTTTCAATTAATTCAACTGCTGCATACGTTTCATAGTTCCAACCGCCACCAACATCGTAAGCACCTTGATTGACGGGACCTACTTGCATTACGCGTCCATTCCCTACAACGTGTGAGAAGAATCCAGATTCTACAGGTCTACGCATGTGGTAGTCTGCTTCGTTCTGAGCTGTTGAATTTCTATTACCTGTTGAATGCGCATGAATTTGGTGAT